AGGAGTCAACAGCCCGGTTTGCAGATACTCGCCGACCGTCGACTCAAAGTAGACTCTGTAGCTGTCCGCGCCCTCGAGCTCGGCGGGAACGGGTAGCGACAACTCCGTGAAGTTGTTCTCCGCTCGATATCCAACGTCATAACCGCGCGGGTGAGCATAATCAATCGTTATCGTAGTTGTCCGCATCGTCTACCGCCTCCTCTTCCTGCAACATTTCATTGAGCATCTCTATTTTACCGAGCTGTTTGATAAGCTCGGTACGGACATATTCCAGTCGACTCGTCAGCTGTTTTGTTTCCTGTTCAAGCTGTCTTGCGGTCTCTTGAGTTGTGCCGAGTCTTTTTTCAAGTTCGGTTTTTATCATATTAGACTTACCTCCTTACGCAAGTTTTTTGTAAATACCGTTGCCGTTAAACTCCGCATACAAACCGGTGTTGTCAACAAACAGTCGTCCAGTGTACCCGCCACCGGATTTAAGTTCAAGGCTCATGCCCGCTCCGCCGCTACCGCTTGAGTAGATGTTGATTCGCGCCGGAATTGTGCCTTTTGAGTTATTAGCAAGCTGCATAAACGCTTTTGCTTCATTTGTCGCACCTATTTCCGCACTTATATCCGTTGACCTGAATGGGGCGTGAGATATAAAACCTATACTTTCGCCGTTACTGTCAACAGTCATTATCTCGTTGACCTCGACACACTGTCTAAACCGCGCTCTTGCCTTTTCGATAAGCGCATAATCGGTCTGCCAATGTATTATTCCGGTTTTGTTCTCGTCGCTTTCGCCGAATCTAAAGCCTTTTGTGTTTATCCCATCAATGCTTGGCAACGGCGACGCAAATGTCGCGTAATAGTAGTTGTCCACCATTGCGTCAGTAACAGTCAAATAATTGTAATTTGTACCCGTCGCCATATTTGTGGCGTAGTACATTTGCAGATATCCGCCCGACAAGTCGGTTTTAAATGCATCGCTCTCTATCGACAGGCTACCGCCGTCAAGGTTTATATCGCCGCCAGTGATGTTGATGTCGGAAGCTTCGATGTGACCCGTGTCCAAGTTAAAAGAAAACTTCCCGGTCGGCGACGAAAGGATATCCGTCGTGATATAACTCGCGGAAATCTTGTTTGCGGCAATGCTTCGGATAACCGCGTCACCGTCTTTTGATACACCGTACTCCCAGTTCGGCGAGCCGTTGTTCCAGCCGTTATTAGTCCAGGCATAACCGCCGGCGTTGCGGCAATAGATAGTGTTGCTCCCCTCGAGCGTAGGCTTGTCATGGTAATAGGTTATAACCGCGCCGTTGCTGTCCGCTTTACGCGTGACATATAGGCCCATGCTGTTTGCGATGGTCTCGTTCAGCGCGAGGGTCGCCTGCTCAAAGTCGTTGATTTGCGCCGCCTGCTGAGCGCGGGTCTGCTCGAGTATCGCCTGCTGCTTCGGTGTAAACGCGCCCATTGTGGCATATCCCGACTGCGTTGCCGTTTCGCCCTTGCCCTCGAGCTTCGTGCAGCGGTTCTGTGACTGCCACTTGACATTTGTCAACACGACCTTCTTCGTCCCCTGAGCCGTCTCAAATTTCAGAATATCAAGCGGTCTAAGGTGCGGAAACGAGTGCGTAGTGCAGGACATCGGAGTGTATGTAAGACTGCACCGTGCGGTTTTAAGCTCCGTTGCCAGTGTGTCGATGCTCATATCGCTCTGCACAAGAAGATTGCCCTCGATGTTAAAGGCATAGTCCTTTGTGCCCGCGAGGTATTCGGTTTTGTTCTCGTCGTTTCCGACAATACGCACACCGGAAAACACGATATTATTTTCGGCAAAGTCGGTATTGCCAGAAGTAAAACGGTCCGAAGCTTTTATCACCGTGTGCTTGGCATTTGTCGCATACCACCCGCCTGTCAGCTTGCCGTCATAGTCAATATACAAGCTCACGCCCATGAGCTCCGCAGCCCAGACAAGCACCTGACGATAGGTCAGGTTGTCCGCCTCCGGGCGTTTCGGTATCGACACACCCCGATGCAAAGTGTTCGTCGGAAGCTTCTGCGACACCCCGCACTTTGTGCAGGCATCGGCGACTATCTGATACAGCGTTGCAGGATAGGCAAGCTCAGTATCATAGGCTCGGTTGAACTTCGCCATGCGGTCATAAGCCGTTATTTTAATACTCCTGAGCTTGCGGGGAGGACTGTCCACCGTATAATAGCCAATAGGCACGGTCTCCGTTGTCGAGCCCGTGGAAAAGCTCGTGGTAACATACAGCTGTGCGCCCTCGAACACCTTATCATCAAACGTGCCGTCGGTATTCTCAAGAGTAAAACTCAGCTCTGACATACACGCCGAGCCCAAATCAAGCTTGCCGCCCGTGACACTCGACCAGTCCACCGTTACCGCGCCGATAATGTCTTTGTCGGTGATATTAAATGCCGTGCCTTTGGTAGGCGTACAGAGGATATTGACAGACTGCACCACATCCTCTCGCAGAGCCGCAAGCCCGGCAGAAGTTATTGGATACATAACATCACCCCTTTCGCGCCACGATTTTAAAGGTCACATTGTCAACAACATTCAGACTGCTGTTGTATAGCGGCGCACTTCTGTTGCCGACATAAAACTCTTTTGTTACATATCCGCCCTCGAGCATATTTAAGTATTTGACCGTTATATACTCCGGATTGAACATTTTCAGAATCTTGCTCGCGTTCGCTATGGACAACCCGGAAAATTTAAGCGTTACCGCGTCGGTCTGTCCTATGCGCTTTTTGTGCATGACGACATCTTCGGTACGCCCCGCGTCGCTGGCCGAAGCGTCCTCGAGTTCCCATTTATATCCGTCCTCCGAGTCAGGATATACCGGCATAGTTACGCCATCCACGGTAGCTATCGGATTGTCGCCGGGATTAAAAGCGGTTGCCACTGCTGTTCCACCTTCTTTCTTGACATAAAAAATGAAATATGATAAATTAAAAAGAAAAAGGAGAAAAATAATATGGATAATGTTCTTTTTGGACTTGGTCTTTTGTCTGCGATAGGCGTAATCGCCTTTTTAGTAATTGCAGTTGTGCGGATTTTCAAGAAGAAACCCCGCAAGAATTTTGTCGTTGCAGCTTTGATTTGCTTTGTTGCATCTAATGTGTTTATTTTTTGTGGGGCGCAAACCAACTACAACAACATGACCCCCGAAGAGAGATCTGAATATGATTCAAAGCTTGCCGCCGAATCACAACTTAAAGAAGAAAAGAAAGCAAGCAAAGATAAAAGCAAGGACAAAAACAAGACGAGCGAGCCGCCGATGACAGAAGCCGCTGCGTCGCAAAATATTGGCGACGTCTCAGTCCAAGCACTTAAGCTCTATGCTGACCTCTCGGATGAACAGGCTCAAAAAGTTATAAACGACTTAAAAAAAGTGGGAATTTCCACTCCGATTTACTTTGAATCATTATCATCAAACTCGACAGATAAAAGCTTTAAGTTTTCGAACGATAAGATATCCGGAACGCTTGTCGTTTCCAATGGAAAGACGAGTTACATTTCGAGCGGCGGAGTCGAGCTGTTCAACTCCAAAAAAGGCGGAGCCCTCGCAAACATTGAAGATTACTATCTCAGTTCCTACGAGTCAAATTATTACAAGGGCATGGCAGAACAACATGTTAAGCAATACCTCAAGACTCCATCAGCCGCGTCGTTCCCCAGCCTCACGGATACAAGCGCATGGATTGTATCGCGCTATAAAGACACTGTTACGGTCAGCGCGTGGGTTGACTCACAAAACTCCTACGGCGCACAGTTACGCAGCGATTTTGTAATTCAGATGTCTTACGCTTCACAAGGAACAAGTCTTACATATGCGGAAATTGAAGATAAAGTTCTCTACGGTTCCTTTGTTTCATATTGAAAGCAGCCCCTTTCAGAGGGGCTGCTTTTTATATGTCGCATGGAATAACTGTTCTTCCGCTCTTTTGATTATATCTCTGAACAGCGGTTACTATAGCCTCTCCTTTTATCGTACCGTCAGGAAGCACGACCTGTATATGCCAGTCGCCGCCATCACTGCCGCGGCTTTCTTCCTTGACGACCTTTCGCAGCAAGCTCTCCGGCGTTTCGATATTCGTGCCGTTTTTCTGGTCGCCGAGCATCGCAATAAACTCTCTGTTCGGCGGAATTACCGCACCCGTTGCAAGCTTTGGAATTTGAGGTATCGATATATCGCGCAGATCAGCAAATGGCGACAAGCCGAGTATATTTGCATTTCTCAGCTTATCGATTGACTTGTTTATGGCATTAAACGGTATTGCAACAACTTTGTTTATACCCCCGATTATTGCATTAACAACAGTTTTAAATGCTGCAGTTATGCCCTCTTTGATGCCGTCAAAAATTTTTCCGCCTACACTGAAAACATTTTTAACTGCTGTCCACGCTTGTGTAAATTTATCCTTAAACCAATTTACAACAGGGGAAAAAGCCGTTTTAACACCCTCCCAGGCGTCCTTCGCCTTTGATTTCAAGCTTTCCCACATTCCGTCGAAGAAGTTGGAAACTGGGTCAATTACGGTTTCTTTAAACCATGATCCCACTTTGTCCCAAGCCGCTTTTACAATTTCCCAACAACCCTTTGCTATAACGCCGATATCGTAGAAAACATCGTCGAATGTCTGTTTTACGCTACCGAACAAAGTTCCAAACCATTCAGTAGCAGGAGAAAAGACATCTTTGATTTTATCCCATGTTTTTGAAAACGTTTCTTTTATCGGTTCGGAGACATTACTCTTGAACCATTCGCCCAAAGACGCCCATTTTTCTTTTATCCAGTCATACGCCTTTTTAGCAGCCGCTTTCACTTCGTCCCAATAGACTATCAGCAAAACCACCGCCGCAATTGCCACAGCTACCGCGGCAACCACAGCAACACCTACAGCAGTCGCAGCTCCGGCACTTGCGCCAAGCGCGGTACCTAATGCAGTAAAAACACCCTTGATGCTCGCGCCTATTGTAGACAGCTTGCTCACGAACTTTAAAGACTTAAAAGCGGAAACAATTCCCCCGAGGTCTTTTATCTTTTTGAAAAGCTTGGCACCTTCAAAAATAAGCAGGAACGAACCTATTGCAGTACCGGCTCCGATAAACGCCGGTTCCCATTTTTCAAGCTCTTCTCTGACCTTCTTGAATTTCTGCTTCAGCTCTTCGGCACGCTCCGCAAGCTTCGGGTCAATAACACTGTCAGCATTGGAAAATGGGCTCTTAAAATTGTTTCCCCCGCTCGATACCGTTGTGCTGCTTCCGCCGCTGCCGCTATCAGATCCGGTATCCGGCGTTCCGAGACGATTGATTTCATCGATGCCGAGCAAAGCGTTCTTATAATCCTTCGCCTTTTTCGCCGCACTGCCGAGGTTTGTGGACACTTGCTGTGTGCTATTGGCAAGCTTGGCGGTGTTTGACGATGTCCGGCTCGTTGCACTCGACGTGCCGAACAATATAGCCATAACTTGCCCGGCTTTTTCGGCGAGAGCGGTCAATCTTTCAAGCAACGCCGTGACATGCGGAATACACTGCTGCAAAGCCGGCGCAAACATTGACCCGAGCGCACTCGACAACATTTTTGTCTGTGCTTTCAGAGCAGCCTGCGCTCCTGCGAGGGTGTTCGAATATTTCGCAGCATCCCCGGTCTGGAATGCCGTCTCCCGCATGAGGCCCTGTGTCGTTGCTATGCGCTTTTCTGCGTCAGTCAGCGTTGCTGCAGTCTTGCCTATCGATGCCGCATATTCATCCCATATAACGGACAGATTTTTTGTAACACCGGCATTGTCGACAAGAATGCTGTTTTCGTTTTTGATACCTTCGGCTGCGCTCTTTATAGCTTCGCCCATCGTCATACTGCCCTGGCGGTTAAACGCCGCCGAGTCTTTTAAGTTGGTCAATATGGACTGTGTCTGCTCATCGGAATATCCTGCCGCCGCGAGGCTCTTATACGCAGTGTAAGCGTCCATCATCGGGATAAGACCGTCTTTGGTATACGATTTAAGCCACGCTTTCGCGGCGTTCAGGTCTTTTCCCTGCGCGGTCAATATGCTCGACAAGCCCATCTGCGCAGCTTCATTTTCCGCATATGCGTCCGTCAGCTTCTTGACTTCGCTTACTACCTTCTGTATAGCCGCAACGGCAGCGGTCGTTTTTATGCCTGTAAAAAGCTTTCCGACACCCGCTCCCGTGCGCGTTGCCTGCTGTTCAAGCGACCCCAGTCTCTTGTTCGCCTTATCAATCTTGGCGTTAAAGTCCTTGGTGTTTGCTGTAATCAGCACTTGCAGTTCTTCAACTGTCATTTTTTTCACCTGCCCTGTGCCTTGCGGCGTTTTTTGATTTGGCATAAGCGGACATCCGAGCTTTGATTGCCATCCACCCGGTTTGCTGCATGCCGAAAGCTGACGGGAACGCCTTTTCAAGCGTAGGATATTTTTTCGGGTCGTTAAACGCGAAAGAATCAAGCTGCCCGAGATTCCATATCAGCTGTAACTGCCATTTACGCCGCTCATTTTCTGCCTTTTGCCTTGCGGATATAAGGTCCTCAACCTCTCCGGCCGACATGCTCCAGAATTCGTCCGGGGTTATCCCGACCGCAAAAGCGCGAGGTTTGAGATCCGCGACCCACTCGGTCGCCGAGGAGAAGATTACTCTATCTCCTGCTCCTCGTCCTCCCGCTCCATGTCCGCTATCTGTTCCGGTGTAAAAAAACCGGACACCTTCATAATGCCGAGGAATGTGTCCGCTCTGTCCTCGAGGGTAAAGCCCTCGGCTTCAAGCGCATCGATGAGCTCATATGTCTTGGGTAGCGTCATATTCGCCTGGTATTTCTGCAGTGCGCCCCAGAGGGTCACTGCAAAGACCTTGGTGTATGCCAGCTTGTCAAGAGCTTCAAGCAGGCTGCAGCCTATACGGTCTTCCACTTCGATTTTTGTCGCCGTCGTGAGCTTGAGCTTGTACTCCTTCTCGCCGGCGGTCAATCTATAAAAAGGTGCATTACACGCAGTAAGCATAGTTGTTGTCTCCTTATTTTAAATTTTCGGCGGAGTTTCCCCCGCCGATGTGTTCTTTAGCCGCCGGACGAGGTATATTCCTCTATATCCGACGATGGAGTGATTTTTGCAGTAAAGGTCAGCGCCTCTGCGATGCCCTTTCCGGGCATCGAAAGTGACACTCTGCCTGTCCATGTGAAACCGGAACCGTCCGGGAACAGCAGAATAAAGGTCTTGTCTGCATCCTTAGCTCCCTTGAGGGTCGCCCAGTTCGTGCCGGTCTTCATACCCTCATAGCCGAAAGTAAACGCCATATCCCCGGGGTCGGAAAGCCCGGGCTTATACTTTCTCTGCGTGTCCTTCATCGTGGTCACGTCGATTTTGTCCGATTCGCCGAGCATATCGGGAAACTCAAGCAGACCGGGAACTTCAGCTGCCGCTTCTGCGCTCGCGCCCATTTTCAGAATCACGCCTATAGAAGTCTGATAATCTTCCATTTGTACTTACCTCCTTATTAACTGCGGTAAAACCGCTTCGTGTTGTTGTCGTAGACTCCGTTATAAAGCAGGACGGTGCGGTATAACACCGTACCGTCCTGCTGTTCGTCCTCAAGGTGGTTAGGACTGCCGCGAAGCAGACCGAGGCGGAGCATTGCATCGTCAACTTGTCTCTCGACCTCGTTTCTGCCCTCCGGCGTAGCCATCCACACCTGAATCTGCACGGCGATCCGGGAAAAGTGGTCCGGACGCGAAGAGGATGGCATTTTAACGGAGTTATCCATCTGCTTTATCAAACCGTGCCGTTCAAAGCTCTGCGGATATTCCGCAGACCATTTCACGCCCGGTACGGCGAGTGAAAGCACATCATAAGTCACCTGTTCGATATCAACCATTTTTCTGACCGCCTTTACGATTTATTTCCTGTTGTATCGCGCGCTTATAGCACTCGAGTATTGCCTCGCGATTGTTTATAAGCGCAGGATAAAGATACGGCTGCGCCTTTTGTCCGCTTATCATTCGCCAGCCGACAGCAGGGATTTTGCCGCGCCACTTGTCCGCCTTGTAATGGATCCCGCCCGGGAGCTCATAAGGATATGTGCCGTTACCTTTAGGACCCGTACCGAATTCCACATAGGCGGCGTATTCAACATTGGTCAATACGCTGCCGATATGCTTGCTACCCTCGCGCTTGTAGTCGGTATGCAGCGACGCGCGCAAGTTGCCGTTATCTACCGGGCACAGCTCTTTCGCACTGTTGTTGACTATTCGCGCCGCTTCGCGCGTACCGTTTGATATGGCGGTATCAGCGCCGCCGAGCTTTGCGAGCTTTTTTGCCAGCTCACCGAGACCCTTAACCTCAATGCTCATGGCTCACCGCCTTGCAAAGATACAGCGTGTGGCTGTCGTGCGGCTGGATCTCGGTGATTCGGTAATAAGCGCCACCGTATTTCACATAGTCGCCCTTCTCGACAGCGAGCGTATCGGATGTTGAAAAGGTGGCGTCTTTGTTGCACTGCAGCCCCCATTCCTGCGCCTGCATAGCGTCGGTAACGAGTCGGAAGTTGACAGTAAAAGAGCCCGCAGGTGTTTCTGCGGGCTTCACTGTTTCGCTGCCGAGCGTTCCTGTCTGTTTGACGGCTTTATAATGCTCGACTGTTTTGTCCTGGAATACGGCGCGCTGTGCGCGTCTGAAGGCGTCGGGGATCTTCACCAGAAAAGCCTCCTCCACTCGTTGAGCATCACCTTTTCGCTGTCGCTCAGCTCCGCCGCCGTGGCGAGGTCTGAGTCGCTGTGCTTAAAGCTCACGCTCTGGTCGCCGTCCGTTATGCTCGCGACGGTCTGCGCCGCATCGGTAGAGCCCGGCTGCTGCGTGCGGTAACGCTGCGCGGCTATCTCCGCCACAAGCAGATCAAGACCGGGGACAAGCTCATGCCGCTTGGTATATCGCAATACCTTGGACTCGACGCTATCCAGCAGATACCGGGCAGCCGGCAGCGACATTTCCTTACCCAACATCACGCGCATCCGGGCTATGAGGTCGGCCTTGTTCTGCTCCGTCATATCAGCCCACCAGCCTTGCAGTCATGTCGCTGTCAAGGGTCTTGACGCCGTACAGGATATCGAAGCTGACGCGGTCGGTCTTGTGCTTGATGTCGTAGTCATATACGACTCTGATAGCAAGACCGTTCCTGCTCGAGGCAATAGCCGCATTATTCGCGCCCATAGGCAGCTCAAGCTGACGAGTGACGAGTGCAAGGCCGTTGCGGTGGAATGCGAGGGAGTGGGTCGTTTTGACGAGATACACCTTGACCGCCGCGTCCGAGGCAATAGTGCGGTGGATAGGCTGATCTATCGCGACCTCGGCGACCGCGCCGCTTGCGGCAGTTGCATCGGCGGCAAATCTGTAAAGATAGCCGTCGAGTATAAAGCCGTCGCCCTTTTTAAAGGTGCCGGTCGTCGCAGTGACATCCGAGAGTGCGACCTTAGTCTCGCCGGCGGTGCAGGAGACCTTTGCAGCGGTCGCAGTACCCGCAGTTGCCGCGAGGGTATCGGGGGCATTCTGCGACATATAGGTGTCAAGACCATAAATAGAGCCGAGCTCCGCCGAACGCAGGGCGTCGGAGTTGCCCGCGTATGCGACCTTTGAGAGGTTCTCCGTGGTCAGATAGCGATACTTGTGCGTCGGATTGACGAGAAGTCTGCGCTGCTGTATCGGTACGCCCTTGAGGTCAAATGCCTTGGCAATGTTGGCAATGTCCTTGAGGTCGGCCGCGTTCGCGGTGCCGCTCACGGTGTTGCCGGCATTCGCGATGCCCTCAGCAATAATATCGCTGTCGATAGCCTGGGATATGGCCTGCACCGCAGGAGAGATGATCTGCTCAGAAAATGACTTGATGTCAAGGGTCATTTCCTTGGAAGTGACCGGAACGGTGACATCGCGGAAATGGTCAAGGGTCACCTTGACACTGCCCTCGTTCACGTTCTGATCTACGGTCTCGCCGACGAAGTTCTTCGCGGAAAACTTCGCGGGCTTGCGGATGGTGATGGTATCACCGACGTGCGCGAACTCCTTGGAATAGTCCTTATGGACAAGGTCGGCAGCAACGAGATTGTTCTCGAGCACCATAAGAGCCTCGTTCGCGACTATCTGAGGAGTCAGAAATTTGTTTGACATTTGTTAAATCCTCCGTTTTTACTGATTTTTGCGCCAATTTACATAATCGGCATAGTTTTCGGGGGCTTCGCCCGGTTCGGGGTCTCCGCCTCCGTGGTCGGGGTCTCCGCCCCTCTGTCTGGTTTCGACTTTGTCAAAGAGATAGGCGTCGCTTTCTCTGATTGCTTTGAGCTGATCGTCAAAGCCCTCGAGCTTGCCGTCTTTGTCGAGCTTCACGCTGCCGGGCGTTATCAAAGCTTTTATCGCTCTTGCGTTCTTGCCCTTGGCGGCTGTAATAGCGGCATCGATAGCGGAGTCAAGTTTCATGGCAGCGATATCGCTGTCATACTTAGCCTTAGCCTGCTTGTTCTCGTTCTGCAGCTGTGTAATTGTAGCCTGCAGTCCGGCGGTATCAACCTTTTTGAGCTCTTCAAGCTGACTGTCCCGCTCTGTTATCTGGCCCTCAAGGTTCTTGACCTTATCGGACTCGGCGCGAAAATCTGCTTTTGAAACAAAGTTCTTGCCGATATAGCTCGCTATCTTCTTGTCGATGTCCTCGGTGTGTGCGTCGCCTAAAATGTCTTTAAGCCAGTCCATGTCTGTCCTTTCCCGCGCTCCCTTTTTACTTGGCCAGTCCCAATATTGCGCGACACCATTTTGCTCCGGGTGGCGGATAAATTTGGATATAAAAACAGCGCTTTGCATTTGACTGCAAAACGCTGTAATTATTATGTTGTGATATGACAAAACCGCCTCGCTTTCGCTTGGCGGCTTGTTATTTATTATTGATCCTCTTCGTCAAGAGTATCTTTTCCGAAAGCTTTTATATAGCTCTCGGTGAGGTCTTTTATGATAATCGGGGCTTCTTCCTCGTCCAGTATTCCGTCGAGGCGACCTTTGAGCAAATCCTCATAGTAGAGATAGAGCTCATCGCTCATGGCTTCGCTGAGATCGTTGTTGTCCACTTCCCACTTTATCAGCGGAAGTACCGCGTTAAGGCGCTCAGCTTCTTCGAGGATATCCTGATCGAATTCTGTAAGATATGAGTTTTCGAGCAAATCCCCCGTTTTCGGCTGTATACCCGTGCTTAAACGGCTTTCAAGAAAATTTTTTGCCCACTGATAATCAAGGTCATACTTCATCTTTTTCTCATCCTTTCTTTCCAAACATTTCCTTCAACCTTTTTGTTTGAGATAACATTTACCTCAACATCCGGGTATAGTTCTTTAAATTGCTGCATTACCCCTTTACAGCTATCGCACATTCCGCGTTCGGAAAGCATACATATCTTTTTAAAAGGGCTCGCTTCATACAAATCGGCGAAGAACTCGAAGAGCTTTGCTTCAGTATCATTGTAGGTTTCTTTTCTTATTGTTCCGTCCATTTTGGGAACATCTATATATTTAAAGCGGCGAGCTTCTTTAAGTAAAACTAATTTTCCGGTTCCTTTATATCCTCTGCTATCTTCCACTTTGGATATAGCGCTATGCGCATAATACATATTGTCAAAATCATCATCGATATATGCACCGGCAATGTTTCCGCTTCTTTTAAATCCGCTTGTAAATTTCAGTCGCTTCTCATAAATAACCTTTTTATCAAACCGCAAGATTTCATCAGTAGAGAAATTGCCTGAATCTATCTTGTATTGATTCACAAAGCGGTATTGCCTTTTAAGCGTCTTCCACTTTTCAGGATCATTATACTTTATTTTTAAGAATTCATCAAGAGAATCCGGCACATTTTCTTTTAAGACTGCCGAATACCGCTCGAACTGGTCTCTGTTGTAGGAGGACACTTGTGTCAAAGTCTTGGGCGGGCAATATTTAAGCTTCCCGGTAAGAGGATTTATATTATCCGCAAGCCACTCCTCATATGTCGTTTCTGCCGGAATAAGCACCGTTTTCCCGGTCTCGGGATCCAATGCCCGGCGTTTGAGTTCAGCTCGGTTTTGTCCCTCTATGACTGCCGTCGTAGTACAACGGTCATTCGGATGGAGCGGCGGATAGTTTATGCCCTCTTTCGCTTCGGAGACCGGAAAAGTCTTGCCGTCTAAAGCGCCGCAGACATCGCAGGTGCGCCCGTCAAGGGTGGCGAGAAATCTGTATTCCGTTATGCCTTCCTCTTCGTATGCCGCTTTTTCAGCGGCGTTGTGCACACGGTTCGTCTCGGTGCGTATCAGCCGCATCGAGCTGTACATTCCGGACTGCATAGCGTCGGCGAGCTGGCGCGCCATTACCTGCGGACCCGCTCCCGTCATAATTCCACGCGCCACAATACCGTATGCGCTGTTGGCAAGCGCGGATGTGTTCTGCCAGATACGGTCGGAAAAATTCGCGCCTTTCCATCGGTCATTTACTATGGTGTTTACGGCACCTTTCGACAGGGCTGAGAACTCAAAGCCTAATCCCGTGCCGATCTGCGTGTCATATATGCTGCGATAGTATGTATCCCCGCTCACGTCTTCAAGCAGCCGCTTGAGTTCCCGCTTCTCCCGGTCAGCAAGCAATGCCGTTTCCGTCTCGATATTGGCTTTCAAAGCCTCAAGGCGGTTTATCCTCGCGGCGTATGCCGGCGCATTGAGACGGGCAAGTGCTTTTCTCTTTATGACCGGGTCTTTTATGTTATTGAGCTCTTTGCGCAGTGCTTCCAATTCCGCTTCCGCTTCTTTGGTGTTCAACATCCGACGAGCTTCTTCCGGCGTCAATTCACTGTTTGCCGCATAACGCGAAAATATCCGGTTTATGCGGGCGTCGAGGTCTTTCTGCGCCTTGGCGTATAACTTGACGGTTTTTGTCTTTATAACCCGCGTCGAGGCACGTCGGGCATATTCCTCGCGCTGCAGTGCCCGCTCCTCCCAATAGAGATCAGAGCGCATTATTCATCATCCTTTTCGGAATCGTCCTTGTCGTCATCGTCGCCGATAAACATCTTTGCGTTTTTCTCGCGCTGCTTCTGCAGCTCTTCATACGCCTGCGCGACATCATCAACAAACGGGTGCTTTGCTAAAAGCATCTTATCAGGCACAAGCCCCTGCGACTTCTGGATTATATCCACCGTCTCCGCGTCATTGACTATCATCGACTTGTGGACATCGTATTTGATAAGCGTATAGTCATAGTCGGTACCGTTCTTCAGGTTGATATCCTGCGTAATAAACCATGACAGCTCTTTCAGCATGACCTTTAACTTCGAGACAAGCGGGTCAGCCTTGAGGTCAAGCAGGGTGTAGCGGAATTTCAGACTGACGCCTGACGGCGCGCTGCCGAGCTTTTCATCGTTCATATCAATACCGCGCCCTATATGGTATATGTCCCGGCGCAGCATATCGAGCCAGGCGAGGCGCTCGGTGACATTCAGCGTGACCTGCTCCGCGCTTATCTTGCCGAACGGATCGCTTATTGACACTGCCTTGTTTATCTGCAGCTTCTGCTGTATCGCTTTTGCAGTCTCTCCGCCGTATCCCTGTATCATCCAGTAGAGCTCGACGAGATCTATCTGATTATTCGTCGACGCAGAAGATATCAGGTTATATGCATCAAGTAGCCCTTTGATGCGCGAAAGGTCGGTCTGATGCGCAGAGTTGTTATAAAGTGGCACAAACGGAATTCTTCCCCACGACTTCGCCTCAACCGAAACGCGCTCGTCGTTGATTATCTGCTCGTTATACCAATGCGGGCTGTTGCTTTCGAGCACGAACTCTCCGGCATCGTTTTCGACATAGCGCTTTACCCCTGTCGCAGTCCACCACTCTACCCGCTCCCGCTCCGTCTCTGTGCCGTTTTGCACGACGGTTATTTTATAGTGGCGGAAAAAGTCGGTAATCACCTGCTGATAGCTCATGTCGCGGCAGGCAATACATTCCGTTGTCGGAATAACGACAAAACAAAGCTTGCCGGCTGCCGAGTAATAGACATGCAGCCATCCGACGATACAATTCGACGCATTTGTTGCGAGGTCGGGGAGCATGTCCGCAAAAGCCTCGTCTGAGGTCACTGCGGTGACAGCGTCCTCAAAAGCTTTCAGGCTTTCATCCACACTGCCCGTTCCGTCATTTGCACCCTCGACGGAGACGGAAAGCGGCTTGCCGAGGATGTACGCGACTTTCTGATCGACCATCAGCGCATGGAAATTATGCACATTGTGGTGATTCGAATTGTTTTCATTGATTATCTTAACGCCGCCGCGCTTTATGCCCGCCGGGCTGTTTTCGTCTTCTTCGTAGACAACCGTCTCGCGAAAATCTTTCTGCAGAATGTCCTGCATACCGCGATAATATCGGAGTCCCTCGCATGCCGCCAGATACTCCGGGTCTTCCCGCGCATTTTTAAGCACGGTTTTGATAATCTCATCGTCCGTAGCCGTATGGTGATACGCGAGCTTTTCTCTTATCAAGTCCATATTGTTAATCATTAAGTTACCCTCACATTCTGCTGGTCGTTCTCTGTGGCGTAGCGCGTGGCGTCAATCGTGTGGTTGTCTCTATCGGGATAGTTCGCCTTATAATTGCCGTCCTTATCCCGTTCGAGCTCATACGATGAAAATTCCCGCGCCGCGTTTGGACAGCGGGCGGGATCTATTATTATTTCGTCGAGGTCGCGCAGCCATTCTATGCCGTGCTTCACGCTGTCCGGACCTTTGCGTGCGCCTCTGACTCTCAGACCGTATTCATACATATCCGCTATAGACTTCGGTTCGGCGGAGTCTGCGATAATTTCGCCGGCAACTCCACGAGATTTTATACGGTCGGCGGCAAGTCTGTTGCTCATGCCCGCCGCGTATATTTCGTCGTATATGTACAGCCGCCTGCGCGGCTTGTCATAGTTGCACGATATAAAAACAAACGGGTCAACCGCATAGCCCCAGTCTATGCCGCGCCTGATACGGTCAAACCGCGCAATCTCTTCATTGCTGATGGGTCGGATACTGATGTTCCGGAATACCTCGCCGCCCGTGCCGGTGACTTCCCCGAGGAACTCGTGCCTATATCGTTCCGGCGAGTGCTGTTTCAGGTGCTCCGCCTCCAACAGCAGCGGCGCGCCTATCCAGTCCTGCGGCACAGTCAAATATGTGCTGTGATGTACCAGGCGGTCGGCGCGCTCTACGCGCACCTCATCATTCACCCACGCCCGCAGCGACTCAGGGGGATTGTACGAATAAAAAACATCGAATTTACTGCCGCCGCGCATGACCGACTGCAGCACATTATCGGTTTCCCGCATCCCGGAAAACTGATTCCATTCCTCGAACCAGATATAACGAAAATAGCCGAACGGGATTTTTATGGACTTGACTTTCATCGGATCGTCAAGACCTCGAAACATAATCGTTTGCCCGCTCGGCAGATATGTGATTTTCATCGGACTGACCGTCGCTTTAAAATACTGCGACACGCCCAGTTTATCAATAGCCCACAGCATTTGTGCAAAAACGCTGTCCCGCAGCGTGTCTGCAATTTTGCGGAACACGATCGCGTGCGCGTCAGGGTTTTTAATGATGCCGCAGACAATTTCAAGCGATATATAGCTGCTCTTCGTGCTTCCGCGCCCGCCTTTAAGCACATAGTGCGTATGCTGCCCAGCACACACATCGCGATGCACTTCATAAAACGACGGCGCGATTATGTCAGTAAGCCTGACGGCCATGTTAGCCGCCCCCTATATCGTCGATAATCTGCGGCGCGTTGACGGAGACTTCAATTCCATCCTTAAACAGGCTAAAACGCTTTCCAAGCAGCTCCGCAGCCTTCAGGCGCTCTTTTTCGTCCGGCGGCTTATCCAGCACCTTTGCCGCACTGCAGCCGTCACCTTGACCTTCCACAACCACGACGCTCGCCGTGCTGTCTCCGCGCATCACGGCGGTGAGGTACTCCATGACCTCCTGCGCGTCGGCTATCTTTTTCGAGCTCAGCTCATCAAGTTTTGCTTCGATGTAGGCTTTAACATTAGCATTTGTTAGCAGCCTTGACGCATTGGCTCTCGCAGCATCATCCGATTTTATCCGTGGATAAGCCGCCTTGTATGCTCTTGTCGCGTTGCAGTCGATGATGTACTCATCTGCAAACCGCCTTTGCTTGTCAGTCATGGGTTCACCTCCTAATAACTTGAAATAAAAAAACACCCTTTCGGGTGTAAAAAAATAAAAAATTTTTTTAATTTTTTTGGTAAACATAGCGTTACTCTACGCTATAATAGGGGTACAGCGAGCACAACTAGTAGCATCTAGCGAATCCCGCGAGTCCCCATGAAAGGAGTAATGCATATGTCAACTTATGAGTTGATCACTTCAATTTGCAGGATATTATCTATTATAATTGAGCTTATCAATACCTGCAAAAAAGAAGGAAAACCCACATGGCGTGGGCGAGTGAAAATCTCGCTCAACATTCCGCTCTTATTATATGCAGAGATTATGAAAAAATCAAGTACTGTTATTGCAATCATTTTCATCGTCGCAAGCATGTCGCTTTGGTGCATATCGAGATTCGTCAGTTACATACCTGGCATTATCATCAGCGTTTTTGCAGCAATATGCGGCGTGTGCGCAATCATAATTCTCGCAAGAAAGGATGTCTAAGATGACAGTAAAACCAATCAAATTGTCCCCGAAGCGCGGAAACCACGGTCATATCACAAGCTACACTATCAACATCGGCTCTGCCGAAGCAAGAGAATGCGGCTTTACCGAAACCGGTGTGCAGCTCGAAAAGGTCGTTGACCTTGACCGCAAAGAGATCATCATACGAATCAAAAACGAATAAGTCATGCAGGCGGCGCGATTTCGCACCGTCTTTGCTTTTTACATTTCAAAGACCCCGCTATTTATGACGCCGCGGGGAAGGCGTGGTGAAAGGGGACATAAAAATGAAGAATAGAATATCGGTAACATTCTTCATCCTAATGCTAACAGAAATGAATTCCTCATTGTCCTCAACTTTGCCGAATATAGCGATAGCAAATATTGCTACAATTCTTAGCGGTGTTATTACCGCCAGTCTTTGCCGCCACATCTTCCCATGTCAGTCCCTCGATAAAGCGCAGCGTGAATATCTGCCGGGTCAGGCTGTCGGGAATATCCGATATGTAGCGCTCAAGTCGGCTGCGCTCATATATGCGTTGCTCGATTTTAGCCTGGATTATAGCTTCGAGATCCGTTATCTCTGCTATGCAGCGTTCAAGCGCAGGCTCAGGGTTCGGGCTATGCGGCATACCATCGTAGTTTGGCGACCTCGGACAGAGCAAATTTGCCCGCAGTTCCGCAAGCCTCTCACGGTCAAGCTCTATCTCCTTGTCAAGGTAGTACAGCTGCGACAACTCTTTAAGCGTCATTTAACAGCCTCCTCTCGGGTTTTGTCGTGCTTTTCAATCTCCGGCTTCAGACAATGCCAAAACGGGCACAGAGGCTTTTCTCCGCCGGTCTGGACGAGAAACACGCAATGCTCATTCGGGCACATCTCAGGCACTGCCATCACTCACTTTCAAAAATCCCATTTCAATGAGTTCTCGGCCGCATCGCGGACAGTCGTGCCGGTCATTATCATCTGCTTCGAATATCTTGCAGCAGTAATAACATCTCAGGCAGCGTGTGTCCCGGTCGCTCGTCCGCTCCCGTATGTAGCGCCTGTTGGTCTCTTCCTGTGTTATTTGTTTCAGCATGGCAGCTCCTCGATTCTCACATAAATTCCCGGCACGACAGCCCAAAACTTTTCGCTGATCTCCGATGCGACCTGCGCATCGTCCTTCCAAAAGCGCAGCCGGGTCATGCAGTCTTTCAAGGTTTTCTCGAGATTGTCCGTATCGGGCTTCGAGGTTTTCCATTCCCCGTCTCTGTGCTTAGTCCCTGTATTGCTGAAGCACCATTTGACCATCAGCCTGACCGCGCCTGAATACGGTTCCTGCGGAATATGTGCTGCCAGGTGTGCCGTCAGCTTCCCCTTTGCCGCTTTCAGCTCGGTTGAATCGTACATTATCGCCTTACCGTTTTTGACGGTTATCTTTTTGTCATGATGCGTTACCGTGGGCGGATGCATCGGCATGAAAAATTCAGTTGTCATTTCAGTTTCCTTTCTTCAAAATTTTAAAAAATTTGCTTTTGTCTAAGGCAGGCGAAAAGTTGTGTGCGGCGGCAGCTTCAAGCCGCCACACTTTACGCCCTTAGACGTCGGACAGACGCAAACGCATATATATCGTAGATATATATGTTTGCGTGCGTCTGTCGCAAACACGGTCTTTTTCCGATTTTGCGGCTCCGAAACGCATTTTCGGTTTTTGACCGTTTTTGCGGCTCCGAGACGCAGAAGCAAAAAACCGACTTTGCGGCTCTCACTTTTTGCCAACTTCACCGTTTTCAATCCAAAATTTTTGTGATTCTTTTAAATGTCTGCGAACCGTATCTTCAGACTTACCCATATATTCCGACAGTTCTTTTACAGTTACTCGACCATCCATATTACAAGCATTAAAAGCTGTTTCGATACTTGCAGAACGATCTCTTTGACGCTCTTTAGAATCTTTTTTACCTTTAAAATTTTTCTGCCAGGTCTTGTTCCACGCCGGTCTATCATCTTCCGGCTTTATATCCTCCAGCACGCCGGTATCATCTATCCGATGCACGGGGTAATCGAACCAAAGATTGACCGGAGCGAACTTCGGGAACTCACGCAGGGTGCCCTCGACGCGCCACGCGGTACGCTGCTCTATGCTGTTCCACGCTGTTCTGACTTCGGCAAGCATAAGATCGCGGGATGCCGGAGACAGACTCTCGCCGCACATTTTGAGCAGCTCGTGCGCGGTATTCTCTTCGTCCTGCGACGGTTCCGGCAGCTTGAAGCGGCGCATCCATTTAAGGCAGATTTCACACTGCGCCTTGTCCTCTTGCTGTTTGCGGATACCGTCGGTTATATCAAGCTCTATGAGGTCGAGCAGCGCGTCGGGGTCGCGGGCGAACACTCCGCTGCCGGATGCTCTGTCCATGCTCCTCTTGCCGCCCTGAGCGCCTTTTGAATGGTGGTGGCAGTAGATAACCGCACACCCGAGCTCGGTACAGACCTTGTCAAACTGGTTGCAAAAATGCGCCATCTGATCTGCGCTGTTTTCGTCGCCGGTGATGATTTTATAAATCGGGTCAATGACAATGGCGATATAGTTTTTCTTTGCAGCGCGTCTGATGAGCTTCGGCGCGAGTTTATCCATCGGAATGGATTTGCCGCGCAGGTTCCACACATCGATGTTATGCAGGTTTTCCGCAGCCCAGCCGAGCGTTGTATAGACATCTTTAAAACGGTGCAGACAGCTCGCACGGTCAAGCTCGAGATTGACATACATTATCTTGCCCTGGGTACATTTGAAGCCCAGCCATTCGCGACCCTCGGCTATGGCGCAGCACAGCTCTATCAGCGCGAAAGACTTGCCGGCCTTTGACGGTCCTGCGACAAGCATTTTGTGTCCCTGCCGCAGAACTCCGTCTATAAGCGGCGGCGCAAGCTCCGGCAGGTCGTTCCACACATCGGCGACGCTCTCCGGATCCGGCAGGTCGTCGTTTATGCTTTCAATCCATTCTTTCCATTCGTTCCATGAACTCTTGCCGATGTTTGTGTCGAGCAGGTACTGCTTCTTCCCGTTGCGCTCTACGCCCGGCATACGGCTCAATCGGGACGGGTTTTTGTTCTGGCGGTCGATGTCTATGCCGTTTTTCTTGCACACATCATAGAGGTAATCAACACGCTTGCGGTATTCGTCAAAGTTTGCGGCATCGATACGTACAATGGCGTGCAGGCTCTTTCCTCCGCTGTAAACGAGACAGGCAATCGGCAGCTCGAGCTCGCGTATTATCTGGTTTTGATGGGTGATGTCGGTCGTATCGGATTCGACCAGAGCATATCGGAACTCCGTCACATTTTCATTTTTGACGCCTTTGCCGTCCAGAGGATTGAAGCGTATCCACGCCCCCGCCTCCGGCTTGCAGTCGCCTATTACGCGACCTATGTCGCCCTCGCATTTGCTCAGAGCCTCTATAAGCTCTCCCGCAGTCCTGGTATACACGCCTTTCGTCGGCAGGTATTTACTGTCTTTTTCCCAGCTTTCGGTGACATAACCGACCGTCTCCCCCGCCTCAAAGAGCGTTTCGAGATATTTGGTAATCTGCTCTACGGGATTCCATTTGTCGGGAATATTCAACTCCTTGCCTTCAATCCAGCTTTTGTCGACAAGAACAAGATCATCCTTTTGTTCTCCGATAACGCTGTTCCAGTCAAGCGCGCCGTCATCTGCCTGAAAATGCCAGCCGTTATCTTTTGCCATCTGAACGATAGTCCCCGCCGTAACCGGAGCGGCAGAGCCGTTAAAGGTCTGCCACTTCTTTTCACAGTCGCCGGAATGATAGCGCTTGTCCGGTCGGGACCATTCATCCCAGTCATCGCAGCTGTATCCCTCATGCTTAAGCGCCATGCCGACTTCCACCCATTCGGAATATGTGCAAGCAGCCGGGTCTATGTATTTTATCAGCTCTTTCAGGTCGAGCTTTTCTTCTGTCATATCGTCATTGCCTCCGGTTTATAGTCTTTAGGCACAATGCCGCGCGGAACACGCCAATCGTTTGCAGCTATGCGATTTATCATCTTTGTTGCAGCGTCAAAGCTCCATTCGCCTACATGCAGAAAACCGCGGGATTCCAAAAAGCGTATTTGTTTCGGCGTTGTGAGACCTTCTTCGCGGCGCTTGCTGAGGCGGTCAAGCAGAAGCTTTGCCTTGCCGGCGTTCTCGATTGCGTCGGGAAATATACCGAGCTTTTCGAGCGTTTTAATCTGTTTTTCCGTCGGCGGAGCGCATTCCCAACCGAACGCCGGAACATAGCTTGAAAGATCCTGCGCGGAAATCGACATTTCATACTGCAGCGGGTCGACAAGTCTGCGCTTGCGCTTCCTCATTTCCTTGAGCTGTGCCGCAAGAGCTTCTTCACGCTGAGCGACGACATCGCTCTCGGCTTGCTGCTCGGCAGCCTCAATATCAACCGGACAACCTGCCGCTTCGATATTCTCCGTCATCTTTTTTGCGACCTCTTCGTTTTCACATATCAGATGAGCAGGATGACAAAGTTCATGGCGCTCTGTATGCCACAAGAAATCGAGTAGCAGAAGATCCTTTTTGCCGGGTGCAAGGCGCGTTCCGCGCCCAACCATTTGGCTGTATAGGCTTCTGACCTTTGTTGGTCTTAATACAATGACACAGTCGACTGCCGGACAGTCCCAGCCTTCCGTCAAGAGCATGGAGTTACAGAGCACATTATATTCGCCGCGCTCAAACGCTTCGATTATCTCCGCTCTGTCCTGACTTCCGCCGTTGACTTCTGCAGCCTTGAAACCGCGCTCATTCAGAATATCCCGAAATTTTTGCGAGGTCTTTATAAGCGGCAGAAACACGACTGTTTTGCGCTCCTTGCAGTTCTTTATCATCTCGTCGGCAATCTGATACAAATACGGATCCAGGGCGTTGTCGATATCGGCCGCCTTGAAATCCCCGTTCTGCATAGATACGCCCGTTAAGTCGAGAGCTAAAGGAATCGTGAGGGCTTTTATAGGCGAAAGATAACCGTCTTTGATAGCCTGCGGAAGAGTGTATTCATAAGCAAGGGAATCAAAGTATGTGCCGAGATTGCGCATATCGCCTCTGTCCGGCGTAGCGGTAACGCCTAAGACATGCGCGTCTCCAAAGTGCTCAAGCACGCGCTGATAACCATCGGAAAGACAGTGATGCGCCTCGTCGATGATTATGGCGTCAAAATAGTCGCTGTCGAACTGTTCGAGCCGTTTTTCTCTCTGTAAAGATTGCACCGAGCCAACGGTTATACGGTACCAGCTGCCGAGGCAGCTTTCTTCGGCTTTCTCTGTGGCACACATCAAGCCGGTAAATTTCAGTATTTTGTCCGCCGCTTGTTCAAGCAGCTCGCCGCGGTGAGCGAGCACAAGAACCCGCTCACCGTTCTGAACACACTGCTTTGCAACATTAGCGAAAACGACTGTTTTGCCGGTGCCGGTCGGCAGGACAAGCAATGTGCGGTTATTGCCGCTCGCCCACTCGTTGAATATTGCCCGTTCTGCTTCCAGCTGATAAGGTCTCGCGTCCAAGGATTAAAAATTCCCCGGAGTGAAAGCGGGACGCTGAGTGGATTCGTCCGGCTCAAGGAATTTCTTGACCTCATTGTAATAATTATCGTTGTAAAGCCTCTGCCCTATCTTGCAGCGGCCTTTTGAACCTACAACCTGCGCCCAGTTCATTCTCAGAGGTTCGCCGTGTTTCTTCTGACCGATACTGATAAAAAACGCGCACACAAGCCCTTCTGTTTTACGCGAGAGGAAAAGATTATGTTTGACGATTGCTGTGCCCTGCGGCGCGTCTATCTGAAGCGTAAGCTCCGCTTTCGGGCAGGCAGACATCTTCTCCGAGCCGTTAAAATAGCCGCGTTCAAAGCTCTTGACGGTGAATTCATATTCCCCTTCCGGCAGAAGTACAAATTCGTTTTCGGCTTCGATTACACTGTCCCAGTCGAGGGCGTCGTTTCTGTTGGTATTGTAGTTTTCGTTCATAGTTAATACTCCTTTTTATTTAAAATTTTCTTATATGATTGACGATGATATCGTAGACCTGCTCCCATGCGCCGATAAGGCAGCCGTTAATGAAAGCTTCGCCATAATTGAGAATCGGCGTGTCGGCAGTGAAGTAACCTTTCCACGCTACCGCACTTCTAAGCTCATCTTCGGTAACGTTGTTCGCCGTCATGAGTTCACGCAGCGCTGCCGGTAAGCCAGAACTCGGTTCAGTGTTCTCAGTGTTCGGGGTAGGCTCATCGGCATCGGCGGTAAACTCGTCGATTTTTGCCTTGAGCTCCTCTATGCTTTTTTTCGGCGGGTCGGGTAGCGCATTCGTCTGCGGCTTATCTTCCGGCGCCGCTGCGACATATGCACCGGAAGACGGAATAAACGGTGCGATGACGCTGAAATCGAAATCGACCTCGTCCGGCAGCCCGTATCTGTTCTTCGCATCCCAGCAGGGATGATGATTGGTATACATTACCCTTCTGCCGCCCTGTGCCTTTCTGCTGTCAGTCTTCTCGTCCTTTATCACGAACGTCTTATAGTTGACGAAGAGAACCGTGTCTGCCCATTCTTTTACGATCGGCGCGACATTTTTTGAAAGTTTCATCTCCCAGCGGTCGTATGCGCCGAGCTCGTCCGGCTGCTCAAACTTACGCATTTTGGCGTGAGCGGTCAGCACGACGTTAATACCTTTTGATATAACCTCATTGAGCAGGTCAAGAAGCCTGCCGAACTCTTCGTAGAGCTTTGTATAGCCCTTGCCGTATCCGAAGTCCTCAATGCTCTGTTTGTGATTTACGGAACATATATGATTACTTGCAAGCTGCTCTGCCCAGTCCGCTGTGTCGATGACAAGCGTCATACACAGTTCGGGGTGATCGCGAACATATTTGACCTCTTCGAGAAGCATCGTCCAACTGCTCGGTTTGTCAAAACGCTTAACGTTCAGCCTCTTTGTGCTGCCTTCCGTGTCGATGAAAATCGCGCCCGGGAACTTGGAGGCAAAGGTTGATTTGCCGATTCCCTCCGGACCGTAAACTATGACCCGCTGTGCATCTTCGATTATTCCTGATGTTATGTTCATTAAAACTGTCCTGCCTTCCATGCTTTTTTAGTCTCCGTTGGTTCGTTCACCACATATCCGTCCTCTATAAGGACACTGCATTCATCGCCGGTGCTGACCCTCGTTGCTATCGCCTGCAGTCCCTCAGACTCAAGCCATTTGCCGAACTCGGCAAGAGTGTCAAGATCCATCTGCTCGAGCTTATCAAGCAACACAAACCCGCAACTGGGGTTGAGCTTGCGCACGATGGCCGTGGAAACCTTGAGCTGATCCGCTCCGGACATATTGTCCCACTTGAAGCCGTTGTATGTCAGCTCGCCATCCTTGACCGACAGCCCCGGCAACGGAAGCTGTGCGGACTTGAGCAAGTCGGTTTTCTTTTGCCTGACATCTTCAAGCTCGTTCGTCAGCTGGCTGTACTGAGTCTGATACGCTTTCGCATCCTCTTCCGCTTTCTCTTTTTCAAGGTTGGCACGGATTTTAATGTTGATTTTCTCAACATTTTCAATGTCCTCTTCAAGCTCGGCGGTGCTCAGATCCTCGAGGTGCTCCGTCTCCATGTGCGCGATTCTGAGGTCATCCATAAGGCTCTGCTGCTCCGTCATAAGACGTTGAAGCTCAGCCTGGATTCCGTTTATTTTGCTGTTGACGGCGTCATAGTGATGCTGTATCTCGGCGGCTCGGTCACGCTTACGCTTATTCTCGGCGTTATGCGCCATAATACCTTGCTGCTGTTTGATAAGCTCGGATGCGGAAATCAGCTGCTCCGGTACATCCGGATACTCCGTCATCTCTCTGGCATACTTGAGTTTCTGATCGGCTATCTGTCCAATCATGTGGCGCTTATTGTAGAGCTCCGTCTCGTCGTGCTCAAGCTGTGCGAGCCTGTCTCCAACGCCGATTATGCGCAAAAGTGTGTTGGCTTTTTCCTTGTTTGATGCGGTCATAAACCTCGGCAAATCAAGCGCAAGCTGAGAAATAAACTCGTTTATAAGCTGCTGACCGCCTTTTCTGCCGGTAGGGTCTGTGACCTTCAAGGTGCTGTTCTTCCCGGTGCGCTCCACTATGATGCCGCTGTCCATTGTGATTTTGAGATTGGGCGGCAGTACAGAACCCTCACGCTGTGGCTCTGACGGACGAAATCTATCGCCCCCAAGCGCCCATGCAATGCTGTCGAGCACTGAGGTCTTTCCCTGACCGTTACGGCCGCCTATCACGGTCAGACCGTTTTCGGTAGGCTCGATTTTGACTGCCTTAATACGCTTTACATTCTCGAGCTCAAGGCTGTTTATCTTCATTTGACTTTGTTCTCCCTTCATGTTATTATGATATTGAGGTTTTTACCTTTGCCGTCTTCGCTGCCCACTCAGCGTTGGCGGCTTTTATAATATGCGCAGTAATCGTCTGTCGGCGGCGATTCGCGAAAAATCCCGGTCTCGTGGGTGTACATACATGCCGTACCGTCCCAGTCGCCGCACGGCGCTGCCATGCGTCTGCGCCAGTCACAGCTGTTGCAAATCGCCATTTTGCGCCACGGGTCTCGTCCGCGCTTCGGTGCCGGTGCCGGTGCTGACACGATTACTTGCTGCCGCCGATGATCGGTCAAGCCGGCGAGATAATCAATTGACACATCAAAATACTGCGCTATGTTCACCGCCATCGGCAGCGACGGACAGCTCTTGCCGTGCATATACGCCGATACCATGTTAGGCGCGGTGCCGAGTGTCGCGGCAAGGTCTTTCTGCGTGACTTTCGGCACGCTTTCGCGCATCAGGTCTTTTAGCCTGGCAGCAAGGATCTGCACATCGAACGGGCTTTTAGTCGTCTGATTTCCCATTGCGTTTTGTCTCCTTTCTGTTTAAAATTTTTGCTTTGAGGTCGTCCTCAAAAGCTATGAGCTTGTCCTCATGCCAAAAGCCATAGATGATAAGTACGACGACAAGGATCTCAAAAGCGGTCTGAATTGCAAATTTAAGTGTCATTTTCTTTCTCCTCAAAAAAACTCATTTGTCTTTCACTCCAATCGATATATCTGTCCTCCCACTGCACCCCTATGTAGTCCAGCACCCTGCCCCAGCCATATCTGTCATTGGTCTTTGGGTCGGTCACGCATCGGTACATCCAAAATTCCCACTCTTTTTCGTTTTTCTCCCGAAGTCGGTCAAATCGATGTGGACGTTCTTCAAGGTGTATGCCAAAGCCGCACATGGAACAGCCCGTCCTTTGCGCTCCTGTGGTGTACAGCTCTCCTATGTCACCCTCCCACCTCTGATTACGCGACTTAATCTTGCCGTATATTTCAGGAATTGGAACGTTTAATTCTGTCGCAAGCTTTAAAAGGTCTTGTCTCGTGAATATTGCAAACGGGCAGGATCTTATGGATGTTTCCCCGAAATAATTGCATCCATTGAGCATTAGGCTCTTCTCTCTTCTGCCTCCCTCCGAAGCCATAAGACCAAGAAACGGAACACTGTTGTGCTCTTTAGCCCAATCATTACAGGGCTTCTCCTTGAGGTAATAACAGCATTTGTCACTCACAAGAAAGTTGGGCTTTTGATATTCAACGCCCTCATTCTCGTTTTCATATCCGCCGAACAAATTTAGCCATTTTTGCGGCAGTTTCATTCGGCTATTGGTACGGTTCCCGCCATATTCGCCTGTCTCGCCTGTAATTATGGCGTGTCTGACTGTTGCGTTATCAGGAGTGGGATTTTGTAATAGGTAGATTTTGTTTGCCTTTTCCTTGGACAGAACAGGAAACCCGAACTCCTGTAGAATCTGCGCCTTTGTCCACGGCTTACCATCCGAACGGAGCGCCGGCTTTAAGCGCTCAACACCGAGCTGCTTATGTACGCGTTGAATGCTTACATCTTCGAGGCTTGAGACACTCACAGCAGGAACGTCAATTCCGATATCGCGCAGAAATAGTAGCAGTGTGATGCTGTCCAGTCCTCCGACGGAAACATGGCAATTCAACCCCCGCTTCTCGCACTCCTGCACGAAAAACTCTGCAATCTCTCTCGCGTGAGCCACCTTCCGACCATATGACCATTCCTGTTTTTGTCTAAAAGCCTTAATCGTCCATACGTCGGCTTCGGACAGACCTTTTTCCCAGCCCACGTTACCCCTCCTCAAAAAATCGGTGCCCGCCGATGGTGCAAACATAGGTCTGCGACTCATGCCACTCGCTGTATACCAGCTCGGGCGCATAAAAATAAAGAATGTCTGCGTCTGTCACCGTCTCGCCGGCATCAAAGACCGCGGCGACGGCTTCCCTCGTCTCTGCGTTCGGTTCTACCCGGCGGTCGGTGTAACCATACTCCGCAACTATCTCCACGGGGCGTTTGCCGGTCTTTTCACACACATTTAAAATGCACTGTGAGACCGCCATTTTGCCATCAAACGGCTCGATTCCCGATTCAGCCATAACCAAAACCTCGCATATAAGCTCTCGCTCGTCTGCGGTCAACCGGTAGCGTGCTGTGGGTATCTGCGCCGATACCGTCGGTTCAGGCGCGGTAATCGGTTCTGTCTCCGGAACCGCTGCCGCCGCGAAAAGCAGGACGAGCGCCAGCACTGCGGCAATTGTTAAAAATCCTTTTGTCATTTTGATGTCTCCTTTCTGTTTTTGCCCTTAGCTCACCATAAGACCAATGTCTCCGCGCTTGAACTGCTCAAGCCGGTCAAGCCTAATGTGGTACGAGTACGACCCGCTCGGATTTTTAATCGCGATACAGAAGGTGCATTTTCCCTCCCTCGCGAGCAGACGGATCTGATGCGGCGGTATGTAGATAACCTCTCTCAGGTACATTGACGCCTCGTCGACTGACATAAGTGCCATTTTTTTACGCATGGTGTTTTCCTCCTTTCACGAGAGCGCTTTCAAGAAGCGTTCTTTTCCTTTTACGGTGATAAGCATCTGAACGCCTGTCCAGTCGGTCTTATCGTTGTATGTCTCCTTGACGGTGAACAGCCCTGAATCGACATGCTCCGCATAGGGCATCAGCCTGCCGCGCTTGTCGCGGTAAATGTATTTGTGATCTATAAGCCACTTTACAAAGTCATTCTGTTTTAGCCCGAGAAGCTTCGCCGTCTCTCTGATTCCGGTAAGACTCTCACGGTCGCACAGACCGTCAAAATATTCCGCTTTCGGCTGCATAATGGCGTTCTGAACTGAGAGGTTGGCGTTTATAGCTTTAAATCTTTCAAGCCTTTCCTCAGCCATTCTGAGGGCTCTCGACATCACCGCTTCGGGTGAGTTCCACTTTCTTTCGAGCTGCAAGAAATACTGTCTCGCCTGCTTGCCTTTCTCGTTGCGCTGAAGCATACAGATCTCTTTCGCCATGTCGATGGTGAGCTGCGCATCCTGTCTCGGCTTGCCCGGTAAGCCGTCAGACCTATCGCTCAAAAATGAGCAATAGTCCTCTCCCTCAGCAAAACCGTATTCGCACATTCTCGGGAACCAATCCTTGTAAGCGGTTTTAACTTCAAGAAATTCGTGCAGGTCTCTTGCTAAGACCGTCGGTCTGTCGCTTTCATAGTTGATTTTGATTAACTCGTTCATTTACAAAGCTCCTTTATGTTGACTTTTAGTCTTGAAATTTATATACTAAAAACAAAAAATGTTGAGGTGTGTCATGCAAGTTTCTAAAACAACGAATGTTACTCTCCCGGCATCTGCTTCCTGGAGAATCGAAAAATTTTCATTGCTTGAGCTTTTTAAGACTATTGAAAATGAGTACACCGCACTGATTCCGGCATCGGAGAATTATCGAACTACCGTAGTTGTCTGTCGTGACATAAGCGATGAGACAAGGTACACTTTAGAGGAATTTAAGAAATACTTTTCAGGCAGTGCGCCTTTTAAGTCTATAACTCTCCTGTGTACCAACGCACTCGAAGAGTCCGCGTACCTTTATCTTGATACCAAAAGCATTCTGTATAAGACTCCATATCAGTGCTACATTTCAATTTCTTCCTCAAGTCTCACAGAAGCAGAAGCAGAAGATTTTTTAAAGAAGATGACAGCACTTGCTATTCCGTTTTTATCGGAACCAAACGCAGCGCAGAACATCGAAGATTCCCGCATCCAACAGGCACCTGCTTCAAAGACTCAAGAGGAATCACGCAGTGGTGATGATAGCGACACAAACCACGACAGCCCAAACGGCAAGCAGCACAAGAAACGAACGGCTTTCTGGAATTCGGCTGATAAAGTCGATCGGATTATTGGAATTATAGTCGGTGTTCTTGCGATTCTCTCTTTTTTCGGCATTCACAGTTGCACGCAACACAATGATAATTTGAAAAACCAAACATACAGTGTTAATAGCGAAGCAGATTTTACCTAACACCATATAGTCACCCCCTCTTTCGACTTCTGGGCGAGTAGTTGCTGCTGCTCGCCCAGAAGTTTCTCTGCAGTCTCAAACTTTTTCATTTCTTTATCTCCTTTCGTGCGGATTGGCAAAAGTCGCTTTTAAAGCGACTTAATGACCAAAAAAAATAGAAGCCGGATTTTTGATATTGAGAATGTTTATCATAGCTTCTATCTCGTTGCTGTTGAGAATACCCTTGTTAAGCTTGCGATTAAGCGTAGTTTCGTGTATTCCCATCATCTTTGCAACGTCAGCCTGAGTCATTCCTCGAGCCCGTATCAAACCCTTAATTTCGTTTTTAGCTATCATGTTTCCACCTCCTTTGTCGCTTTTTACGCTACTATGTTATCATCCCATAAAACACTTGTCAAGCGTTTTTGAAAATTTTTTTCGCTTTTTAGTTGACTTTTTCCGCAAATCTGATACAATAGGCCGTGGAGGTGCGAGATATGTCTTTAGGTAATAATATAAAACACGCGCGAAAGGCTGCAGGCTTAACACAAGAGGACATAGCAAAGGAAATCGGTGTTTCCAAACAGACGGTTCAAAAATACGAGAGTGGAGTAATAACAACTATATCCTCTGACAAAATCGAGATAATCGCAAAGCTACTTAAAACAACACCCGCAAAGCTTATGGGGTGGGAGGGCAACTCGTCGCTTAAACTTATTTCCCCGAACATTACGGATGATGTCGTAACTTTCCCGGTTCTCGGTTGCATTGCTGCCGGATATGAAGAAATCGCGGTCGAAGATTGGAACGGTGCGGTTGTAGAAGTTCCGACGGCTTATCTGAAAGGAAGAGACAAAAAAGATTTCTTTGTTTTGGAAGTCCGCGGCAGCTCAATGTATCCGCTCTATCAGGAAAAAGATATAGTGCTTATATTGAAGCAGAATTACATAGACCACAACGGCGATGTCGGAGCAGTCATTTATGACGGAGAATGTGCCACGCTCAAGCGCATTGATGTTTCCGATGATATGGTAAGACTCAGCCCCATCAATCCGGAATATCAGCCAAAAGAGCTGCGAGGCGCGGATTTGGAAATGTATCATATTCTCGGCGTTCCTCGCATGCTCATTCGAGAAATAAATTAAAAATCCCGCCCTCGCGGCGGGATAATAGAAAGGATGTATAAAAATGAAGTGCAAGAAATGCAAAACCGAACTCGGCAAGAACGACAAAGTTTGCCCGAACTGCGGGGCAAAACGACCTAAAGGTTGGATAATTGCTATCGTGGTAGTCGCGCTTCTCTGTATTGTCATTGCTGCAATGGCGATAAGCGGAGAGGGCGGCACAGACACACCGACAACGACGGAACCCGAGACCGAGTATATCACAATGGATGAGTATAATCAGATAAAAAACGGCATGACATACGAGCAGGTCGTTAAGATTATCGGCTGTGAGGGTAAGCTCGCAACTTCCTCCGAGATTGGCGGAAGCACCTCTCAGACCTACGGCTGGTCAAGCAGAGATTTAGGCGGCGGCACTACATATGGCGCGACAATTATATTCGTTGACGGCAAGGTCACTGGCAAGTATCAGACGGGGCTTGATATTGCTGACGATGTTTCGAGCGCGATAAAAGATTTAAGCTAAATAAAAAAAGAACCCCCGGTGCGGGAACACCGAGGGTTCGAGAATCAACACACACCATGCGTATAGAGTGGATTGATATAATTATTATATCATCCGCTCCGGCAAAACACAAGTAAAGGAGCGGATTTTTTAATGGCAAAGCGTGAAAACGGTGAAGGCAGCGTATATAAACGCAAGGATATCAAGCGGCGTCCCTGGGTCGTCGCGTTGCCGGCAAGTTATAGCCTGGACGAGCAGGGCAAGATGATTAAAAAGCAGGAAATCCTCGGGCACTACGCATCGAGCAAAGAGGCAAAAGCTGCTCTGGCTCACTACCTCGAACACCCGGTAGTTGAAATCAATATGACCGTCGATGATTTGCACACATTGTGGCTCTCCCGTGCCGAATATAAGAACCTGGCTAAGCAATCAAAGGACTGCTACAACGCCGCATGGAAGAAGATCCCCGAAGATGTAAAGGCTATCAAAATGCGCGAGCTGAGAACGGAAGACATGCAGAAATGTATCGATGCATACAGCGCACAAAGCGGCACTTCGCTCTCGTATATAAAAATCACATTTTCGCGTCTTTATGCGCTTGCGTTGGAGAGAGACATTTGTTACAAAGACTATTCTAAATTCGTTAAGCTCCCAAAGAAAAAGAAAAACGAAATACATCCATTTTCTGCTGAAGAAGTGAAAAAGATAAAGGCTGCCGCACAAGCTAATGTCCCATACGCCGATATCATTCTCATCCTGATTTACACGGGATTTCGTATTTCTGAACTACTCGCCCTTACTCCGGATGATTACATAGCGGATCAAGCCTTGCTCATAGGTGGTCTGAAAACCGAAGCCGGAGAGAATCGCCATGTTCCTGTTCTGCCGGTGATTAAGCCGTATATAGAAGCACTCGTAGCAAAGCAAGGTAAAAAAATAGTATGCCGTGATGACGGCGAGGGATACAGCTCGAGCTACATGCGTAAAAAGTACTACGACTGCCTTGAAGAGATAGGAGTTAAGCGTCTATCCCCCCATTGCTGCCGAAAAACATGTGCAACAATGATGGTAGAAAGCGGGGTATCACCCGAAGCTACACAAATGATTCTTGGGCACGAAGAATACAGCACGACCTTAAAATACTATGCACTTGTATCAGACAAAACTCTCCATGAGGAAATGGCGAAGATATCTTAAAATCCGTAGTAATCCCGTAGTAACGCTCGATTTTTGTTTAGTGTTTATCGGCTACCACGCACATCCAAGCTACTATATGTTGTGTTTTTCTCCACAATTTGCTATGTGTATGCACTACATATTTGACTTTTAATCAAGGTGTCCGGAGTTCGAATCTCCGATGGATCACCAAAGAGGAAGTCTTGAAGTCGTTGTGTATCAACGGTTTCAAGGCTTTTTTCATTTCTATTTCAATGCTCCCGATTCAGTCTCGCATCTATTGTAAACCTACAGGCGCTTTGTTGCATTTTCAAATTTTGGCTTGACACTTGAATCGGAATCGCGTATACTGCGTATATAGCCATCGGTGAGAAACAGGCCACTGGGCAATTGTAGCCCAGCCCCCTGGAGTAAGCCGGTGGCTTTTTTGCATTCATACAGTATTGCAGTCTTGATTAACTCCTGCAGGTTTTCGTAATGGTGCTCTGTGTCCGGCCGTCTTGGTATTCATAAACGCGATTACATCTTTGGACAAAATCCAAGGATGTACATCCTTGACAATTTCAAGCAGACCCGATATACTGATAGTGGAATCGGTAAGAGATTGTAGGGCATTGCCCGAAGCTCTGGTCTTCGAGACAGCCGATTCTTTTTGCGTTTCTTTTTGCGTTTATTGAATATAAAACATCAACTTGAAAGCTTTTAAATTCTGCCCGACAATACAAAAAATATTGACACAATTTTTATTCCGTGATATATTATTATTGCCGAGTGCAGTGTCTGTCGGACGACTTTCTTTTGATTGCCTGTCTGATATCCTGCATTCGGCGTTTTTGTCTCATGCTTGCCATGTCTTTTACAAGGCTGTTTACAGCATTGAAATTATCTCTGCTTGGCCGTTAAAAGATATTGACATAATTTTTATTCCATGATATATTGTCATTGCCGAATGCTTGCCTGTCGGACGACTTTCTTTTGATTGCCTGTCTGATAACTTGCATTCGGCGTTTTTTTATATTTCCGGCTTTAAATCGCAGTTTTTCCGCTGTCTTAAAATTTTTTAAAAAAGTGTTGACAACGGGATTTTTCGTGCTATGATATAAGTGTGCTACGACAGATAGCACACCTATTCTGATTTTGGTGCACTGCGGCGCGCCGGAATCAAAAAGAAAGGAGAATCGCTGTGGTCTTAATCGACAAGCAGAGCCGCGTGCCGGCATACGAGCAGATAAGAAATCAGCTACTGACTCTTATCCTTGTCGGTACATTCGCTCCGCACTCGCAGCTGCCGTCTATACGGTCCATTGCCGCCGACGCCGGTGTGAACATAAACACGGTCAAAAAGGCGTTCTCCGACCTTGAATCCTACGGTGCGATATACACCGTGCCCGGAAAGGGAAGCTTCGTCAGCGAAAAGGCTTTCAAGAACGATTCGGTGCACGATACGGCGGTTTCCGAAATTTCGGACGCCATCTCTGCCGCCCGCGCCAAGGGACTCAAAAAGCAGGAAATTATCGACATACTCAATGAAATCTACACTCAGGAGGAAGAATTATGA